ATTAGTGTCTATACTTGTTCTCAGACTGCTTAAATCAAGTTGAAAACTTGCCGGACTTGACGGAAATGTACTTGGTTTATCTGGTATATTGTCCCAGAATGGAGCACTGAAGAAGTCTGAAATCTTGCTTCTTGTCAAGCTTGGTATTCTTGCGACATCAAGAGTCCCAGAAGTTATCTGTGAGGCATCCAGAGAGAGTTCATCAGAGCCACCCAGTCCATGATCTGAAGCATGAGCACTCGGTGGGAATTCAGTCGGTTTATCTGGTATATTGTCCCAAAACGGTGAACCAAAGAAATCTGTAATATCCGACCGGCCATGCTGATGAGCTTCTGGAGGAAAGTTCGTTGGTTTGTTAAGGATTTTACTCCAGTCAATACTCAGCAAATCAGTATCAGCGTGCTGGTGAGTTTCAGGTGGGAACACTGAAGGTTTGTTGACGATGTCATCCCAACTTAGAATCGGGATCTCTTGCCACCCCGTTCCCGTCCCTCGATAAATCTTATTCGTGTCAGTCGCTATGAATAGCTCTGTGGTTGCACCACTCGCTGGTTTATTTGCCTCAGTGTCGAAGTAAACTTTCGTGATGCCGAGGTTATCGAGCCACTGATTCAGAGCTGCGATGTCGTCAACAACAGCCTTGTTGAACCAGTTGTCGTACTCAGCAATTGGCTGCTCTCCCGCTGTGTATTTCGCCTCGCCAGCAGGAGGTTCCTGCCCCACATCATCCCATCTCGATTTCTGAGTTATCGCCATCAGAAACCTACCTCATGCAGACTTTAAAAATCAGAGCAGGCCAGCGTATGTGCCTGCATCAGGATTCGAATTTGCCAGATCGTTGTAGCCCTTGCTCGGATCTGAAGTCTCATCTGCTCTCCGGTAAGTGAAAGTACCTTGCTGAAATGCAGACAACCCAATCCCAGCAGGTTTAATTGCTTTAAGCAATTCTTTGAACTCGTCAAGAGTTAATCCGGCATTGTTCAGATCCTGAAGCCAGAGCCATAATTCAATAGCTGCTGGATAGTCATCCTTAACTATGACCCTGTCAGTTGTCGTGTTCAAAGTTGCAGCAATTATTTCTTTGATGTCGTTGATCGTTGCAGTGTTTGTTATCTTCGAGAAAGCAAGCTTAATGCGAGTTCTGAAGTGCTCATCACTCTCGTTCAGCTTTCTCCTGATGTTGAAAAGCGAAGCAATGTAATCGAGGCTCTTTCCAGTTGCGAAGTCAACAAAGTGTGCGTTTTTAATGTCGCTAATCGTCTGCTCGATGTTGCTGAACTCCGAGTCTATTACCTTCAGCAGTTTGTAGTTGTTCGAGTCTGAATCCTTGCAGAAAGCTGTTGAGAGCAGTTTTACCATCTCATCCACTGCCATTTTCCACCTCAACTTATCGTGACCGTAATCTTCGCATCGTCTGTCACAGCGATCTCGTTGTCAGCAATTGCAATGTTTGAAGTTCCAGCTGGCGGAGTTGTTGTATCTATCTTGACAGTTGCATCAACTACTCCCTGAACGCCCATCACCGCTGCAACAACTTTATTGTAAATCACATCGTCTCCGAGCTCAAGCGTGTCGAAGTAAGCTTTGATGGCATCCTTGATTTCCTGCTCCGTTACTGCCGTTCCATCTGTTGTAACCTGCACATCTACGTAGATTGTGACCTCGGTCGGCCTCTCGAAGTGGATCGTGTGGGGATTGCCATCAATGTCATATGCTGTTGCTGAAACGCTGCCGTATGGCTGGATTCCAGCTGGTTTTGCATCGAAAATGGCTTGGGCTATCGCCGAATCATCACCACCCCAGACGAAGACTCTGAATGATTTTGGTGGAAGTCCACCGGTTGAAGTGTAGTCGTCCATTGTATCGTTCTCCTCGATTTTAGCGGACTTAACACCCTCAACATTACGCACCTTAGCGACTATCGCATCAAGCGTGGCCTTACCGAGTGACTGGATTGTTGCTTTTATGCGGTAGCGGAACTCCTCGTCGGTCTCAGCATCTCTGCCGTTCTCAGTTGGATTTGCATTGGTTACCGATTCTATTCCCGATACTGGATCAACTATTTTCGTGATTGTGTTTGCAGCAACATTTCCAGCTGAGCCGGCCTCAACAGCCTCAATTGTAACATCCACGCTCGTCTGGCCAGCCTGCAGTATTGCGACCTCTGTCGTCTTGAAAACTACCGACTCATCAGCTGTAGCAACTCTCGTGCCAGATGGAATCGTTATATCTTCTGTCGCTGGAGTTGACATGCTAAATGTCACTGTCCCAGTTGCCTTCCTTGCTGCGATTCTTGTGTAACCAATGAGGGCTGCCAGAAAATCAAGGCTTGAGCCAGTTGCAAAGTCGATGTAGCCTGCGTAATAGGCATCCTCGGCCATCTGCCAGAGCTCGTCCTCCCTCTTCGCACATATCCCCAGAAATCTGAGAAGCCTCGAGTAAACCGACAGGTCAATGTCTTCTCCGAACTCCTGCTTTGCGAGCTGCTTCAGCTCCTCCAGTATCACTGAGAATGGTTTAGGAATAAACCCATTGGCTGTAACGCCATATTCAGTCATACCACCACCTCAACATCCATTTTTCCAGAATCAAGTGTGATGTAGAGCTTAATCTTCACATTGCGGTTTGAGTCGGGCTCGGAGTCGATTCTGTCAATTGACTTTATTCTGTCGTAGTTGGCAATGGCTTTTCTGATCTCGTGCTCAATTAACAGTCTATTGTATCCACTCTGCTTGATTTTCAGCCAGTCCACGCCATAGTCGGGGTGGAAAGCGTCGCTGCTTTTCACGCATTTGAGGATGTGAATGATGTCCTGCTTTACCTTATCCACTCCATCTACAGATGGAATCTGCTTCAAGCTGTCGATAACGAGGTCTCCACTCGTGTCAAACTTGAAATCTTGCATGTAAGATCAGAAAAAACAGACTTTAAAACTCAAACATGTTTGTGCCAGACTCCCTCGTCTGCGTTTACCCCCCTGATTGTCTTGAAATCCAAGTCCCCATCAATGTAAACATCCCCGATGATGTTGATCTTATCTGGCTTTATACTCGGAATTAAATCGGCGAGTGTGAAAATACCACCGAAAACGATTGCATTGTTCAAGTTGAACTTCAGGAGTTCGTTCACATCCACTACTTCTCTGTTCTTTAACTGTTCCTCAAGCTCATATTTCGAAAAGATAATGATAACGACATCACCCTCCTTCGGTGGAACAAAGATCATGCCAATGGAGGACTTCAAACAAGCGATCGGCACATCGAACAACTCGATCTCATTTCCCTGAATCTTGTGCTTCAGCTTGACGTTGCACCTCATTTTGCTGAGGTCCACCTGCGTGATTTTGCCGAGGGCAACTGTGTTCAGGTTATCGAGCTTGATATCGATGAGTTTTCGAATCTGCTCGATCATAGCGGCGACACCTCCGCTTCCGTGTAGTACTCCTCCCCCTTGCAGACATGCTTGAAGCTCGTGACCTTGAAGTTGCCTGAAACCGTGATCGAGTCGATCTGAACAATCGTGCCCTGCCTGATCTTCCAGTTGAAGATGCAGCGGACTTTGTAAGCTGCAGTCTCACCCTCCTTGCTTACATCCTGAACCTCCATTAAACCAGATTCCGAGTCAAGAACTATGGCCTCGGCGTTGTAAGTTCTCTTAACGAAGTAGCCCATCCCATCCTGGCCAACGAAAGCCGTGTATAGGTCGGTTATCTCGCCAATTCTGGCCAAAGCACCGTCCAGCTGCAGACCCTTAATGTTGTATCCATTCACGAGTGGCAAGACTTCCTCGACCAAAACGGTGTGCGGAGTTGAAACTGTTTTCCCACCGAAGACCATGTCTTTTGGCAGGACTATGCCCGGATCCTCGATTTTTCCCACAGGAATTCCAGCTTCGGCAAATAAATCCTGAACGATTGCTGCAACTGGAGTCCCCTTCGGATACTTCTTGCAGATTGGCTTGGCCATGAAAAGCTGCTTTGTCATGTCCGAAGCCTGCAGCACAGTTTTGACATCAGCATCATCCTTCTCGTCCCACACCTTGTCGATCTTGCCATAAAAGATAATGCCGTAATCGTCTTTGTAGCCCGCTTTAAGCTGCACGAGCTCGTCCTTCTTGAATGCTGATCTTGAGCTTCCGAGATTGTAGACTGCTATCTCAGCGGTTCCTGCTGTTGATTCCTCATCACTCTCAATCACGAATTCGATGTCGAGGTCATCAAGTGTGATGACTGTCGAGCTACAGGTCAGCTCGACGTAACGATCGAAGAACTCAGACAAAGACCCACACCTCCGCCTTCTCGTCCGTTACATTCCACGGCAGGATCGTGAACAGAACTTCGTAGGTTGTGGGATCCTTCACTTCAAACGGATTCTTTTTTGTGAGCTTCCCTTCAAAAACGATTGTATTATCTTCAAGTCTGCGAATTCTCAGAACTGCATAATTGCCTTGATAGTTCCAGCGGTAAAATAGTCTGTAGGCCTTACTGTTTATATTTACGAGCTGCTTTTGAGGATAGCCCAATTTGGGATCGAATGGGAGTAGTTTTACCGTAGGCATCAGCTACCACCTCCGAACCAGCTCAAAATCGAATCGAGCCAGCTCTTATTTTCCTCCTTCGCTGGAGCGTCGGGCACTTCCTGAGTTGGTGGGGTTGTTGCTGTAGCACCTCCAGGAACATCACTTTCATTAGGAGTCAGTTGCAAATCCTGTAGCGGGATGGTGGTCGTTTTGGCCACGGCCTTCAGGATTTGTTTAACTCTGACAACAGCCCTGAATGTGTTTTTTGATCCGCCCTGCGTGATGTTCAGTTCCTTGATTACTACATCCTCGAAAACCCCAGCCTTGCATACGAGAGTTGTCGGCTGCTTGGATTCATAGAGCTGCTTAAGCGCTGAAATCTCGCTTTCGAGCAAAGTTAAGTTGAGCTGGAACTCAGCTGGCTGAAAGAATATGTGATCCGCTACGGGGTATCCATCTTCAACTTTGTGCTCTGGTATCGTTGCTGACTCAGTCAGATCGACAACTTCAACCGCAGTAAACTTCTGACCACCGAGCTGGATCTCCTCCATTTAATACACCCCCACCGCATTAAACTGCCTCTGCAGCTTCTTCTCAACCATCTCTGCAACCTTGTCTGGGTCCTTAACGCCTTGAATGTTTATTGAGACTGGAGCATTGATCTGTTTATGCTCAACTCTGCTCTGAACAGTTGAAATCATCTGAGCTGGCTTGGGCATGATCTCGCTGAAAGCAGGAAGGCGATGCTCGGTTATCGCTGTGGTTGCTGCTTTGACCCCCATTCCCATTGGTGTGAACTGGAATAGGGTTTGCAGGAACTTGAAGATTGGGTTTTCTGTGAGGGCTTTCCAAGCGTTCTGGATCCATTCAACAAACCCTCTTATGGCTGCAGTGACTCTGTCGAAATTCTGGGCGAGGAATAACAATGCTCCTGCAGGACCGAGGATTAGATACTTCAATGGACCGAGCTTCTCTGAAAGCCAGTTTATGGCTCCAGTTATTGCACCAATTGCCGCTTTCGTTTTCCCCTGTATATCCCACCAGTTGTGAACCCATGCATGTTGAAGCAAGAGGATCGCTCCAACGATTCCAAGGATCGCCCATGTTATAGGATTCGTCAGGATCGCAACAGCAAGTCCCTTCAAAGCCAAAGCTGAAGCTCTTAAAGCAGCAGTTAATCCACCAGCTGCATATGCAGCCTGAATAGATGACGGTACGAAAACTCTGAGCAACGTTTTGCTGAAACGAGTTTTATTCCTTCGGCGGCTTTAATTGCAGCATACCCACCGATTCCAATTATGGCTGTTGCAAGCAATCCATAGGCTACAGCAGCACCGATTATCGGTTTGTTATCAAGCCATTTCAGCAAGTTAGCGAATGCGGTTGCAGCCTTGGCGAGAGGGGGCAGCAAATAAGAACCTATTGTGACTGCTGCATTATCCAGAGCAACTTTGGCTTTCCTTAGCTTGATTATGTTCTCTCCAAGCATCTCGTTCTCTCTGCCAACTATGTTAGCCATCTGTCTCTGAATTGCGAGCATGATCACTCTTTGTTTCTGCTCCGCTGTCAGCTCCGATAATCTCTTTCCATAAAGCTCCATGCTCTCCTTCATTACGGCATTCTCTCTGAGCTGCAGGCCGATTCTTTCTGCGAGCTCGGCTTCGCCATACTTCATTGCCCTGACCATCGCTGTCAGAGCGAGCGTTAAGTCTTCACCATATATCACAGCAGCAGATTTAACATAAGGTAACAGAAACTCAAGCTCTTCCCTCGTCAGCTTGTTTGCCTTAGCATAGGCGAGCATGTTTGCTATGTCTGATTTAGAAAACAGCCCGGTTTTGCTGAATTTGTCGAGAACCTCCAAATAGTACTCGTACTCCTCTCTACTACCGGCAGTTAAAGCTCTGACTTTGGCCATCGCTGACTCGTATTTTTCAAGCCTCCACATGACGCCACCGATGGCAACTGAAGCTCCGAGTCCTATGTTTCTCAGATCCTCAGCATGGGATTTTAACGCTGTACCAGCTCTCCTCATCGCATCTCTGACAGCTGAACCATACTGGGCTACCTTACGCTTCAGAGTGTCGTACTTCAGAGCGATCTCCTGCATGATTCTCGATTGGTGTCTCTGTCTCACGAAAGCCTCTCTCGCAGCAGAATCAACCTGACTGAAGAAAGCTCCAGCGTTGGCGAGAGATTTCTCGAATGCTGCAGATGAGTACATCCACAGCTGAGCATTCCTGTCTGCGAGTTTACCCATTAGCATCATTCTTCTCGCCGAATTATCCATTAGAGCGTTAGCTTTTCTGAGCGGAGCCGAGAATTCGTCATGGAGCTTTATGACCAGATACAGATTCCTTAGAGCGTCCATTTTATCACCTAAAAACGAAGAGGTGTTTGGACTTTATAGGAGTGTTAATATCATCAGCGACATTTTTCATCTCTTCGGCTCGTATTTTGAAGTAAATTGCCCATTCGTAAGCTTCGATTTCTGTCAGCATCTCTTTGAGAAGTCTAACT